CCAGACGCCGCTGGAATCGAGGCCGAGCACGATGCGAGCAGCGGACTGCGTAGCCGTGCCGGACGTTGCGCTCACCGTCTCGTCGTCGACGATGTAGCACACCTTTCCGAGTGAGGCCTGTGTCACCGGATCGGTCGCCGAGTTCGCGAACTTGAACGCCTTTTTTCTGCGCACATTCACGACTGCGGCCCCATTAGCACCGAGTGCGTTGTCCACCTGGGCGGCCGCTCGGCCGAGATACGTCAGCGCAAGCGCAGTCGATCCCGGGGCGGCGAATCCGGTGGCATTCGCGACCACCAATGAGCCCGCGAAAATTTTCACCCCTGCCGCTACCGGCACGGATACGAGTTCGCCGGCTTCCATCGGCGTATTGCGATCTGCTGTAAGAGCCATTACGCGGCCTCCTCGGTTTTGCCATATTTCGCAATGTCCTCGGCCGAGTTGCCGAAGAGTTGCGCGACGTGTTTCTCAGCTTCGTTCAGCGCCGTCTTTCCGGCGGCGGCCGAGCGCGTATCGAGTCCTGTTTTACCGCCGACTTCGGGCGCGGCTTTCACGAATTCCTGGAACCGCTCCAGGCCGCCTTCGGCCGCGCACTGCGCGCGGTGATAATCGGCGGTCGGCGGCGTGATCTTGCCCGCTTCCAGCGCGGCATTGATCGCGGTATCGATCTCGGCTGCACGCACAGCCTGGGCCTGCTCGGAGAGGGTCGTCTCGGCTGTCTGCGCCCGATTGATCGCGGTGTCGTAGTCTGCCCGCGGAACAAACTTGTCGAGCGCCGGCGTTCCGTGCGCGGTTTTCAGCGCATTGATCGCCGTCACCGCATCCGGCGGCGCGGCTTCTGCGTTCAGGCCGAGTGCTTCCAAAATGGTTTTGTCCACTGTGTAATCCTCCAGTGTGGTTTCCGGGTCAAGTGCTTCGCCCATCTGATTCAGTGCGAGGGCGAAATTCGGTTCGTTCACGAGTCCGACGCTCGCGAGCTGCATAATCAATTTGGTCTCGGGCTGGTAGCGGAATACCGGAGACAGAAAGCGGTAATCGCGACTGGCGACTGCATTAGTCCCGCGCTCGGTCCAGTCCACGTGCCCATACACCGCGCCCGTGCGCACTTCCAGCGATTCGATCCAGCCCTGAGCCGGCGACGGTGAGCCGCTGGGCGCGAGTAATTCAGATGCATGGTTTATATCGAGTGGGATCGCGACATCGAATGCATCCGCGACCGCCTGCGGATCCGGCATCCGCCACCAGCGTCCGTCGCGGCCGCGCACGATGCCCTCGGCATCGGCCGCCGGGATCAGTTCCAGCCACTCGGCCGCGTCGCCCGGCGTGAGCGCAAAGCACAGCGCAGCCAGATTGTTTGCAGTGCGGCGCCGCTTGAGTGCAGCGGAATAGAGTGCACGGGCTGCCGCTTCAATTTCTCGTTCACCCTGCTGGCCGGCGCGACTTATATCTCCCAGCAATCCGTGCATATACAGCAGCGTTTTGCCGCCGGACTTCTTGGCTGCGGGATACCCGAAGCGTGCCTTGGTTTCATGTGTGGCCGAAGTGTCTACGCCCAGGTGCACCTGGCCGTATGCGTTCCAATCGGGAACCTTGGTGCCGAGCAACGCATTTCCGTCGGCGCCGGAGAATGTCCACGGCGCTGAGCGCTCAATCGCGCCCGATCGGATCAGGCTGTGCAGATAGCGGACGGCGGCGGCGTTCAATTTCATGCCGCCAGTGTGACGGCCGCCGGGCATCAGATTAAGTGCGCACCATTGCGCACGCGTGGGTTATCCGTCGGCAACCGTGAGTATAGCGCCGGAACCCCCCAAAAGCCACGCCAGACGCAAACGGACTTTGAGCGCCGCCCCAAACAGCTTCGAGAGCATCTTTAAATTGCCTTTAAATTTTGCGATCGTTTTTTTATGGCGGCATAGCCGCACTCGGCGCATACGCGCGCCTAAGGCGACCTGAGTGCGTTTTACGCGCCCTGCCGCGCGCCTTGTTTTTTCCCTCGCCTGATCACCTTGCCGCTGCGCAACGATTGTTGGAGCGTGCGGTCATCAAGAGCATGGAAGCTCGTGAGATAAATCGCCGTTTTTTTCTCCGGCACCTGCAACACGGCGCGGTATGGCGTGCCGTCCAGCGTGTGCACGACCAGGTATTCCCCGCCTGGCGCGCGGATCACTGTGCCGCTCCCGAGCACATCATCCAGTAATCGGTATGCATCGGCGCTCGGCTGTCGAGATGTCTCGAACTGTTTCGCTGTGGATTTCAGAGACAACCTCACTAATTGTGTCCGGCTACCGATCTTGGCGCGCAAATCGGCATCAATAAATCCTATCGGCAGTTCCCCGATAGAATCAGCCGCGGCCGCGGCTGCGACACGTGGTCCCAGCAATGCATGCCCCTGGCGTTTCACCTCGGCCAGATACTGCGGGAGGATCGGGCTGCGCACGATCGTAGTCACGGCTGCATGCGCGAGCTGTTGATCGGCCGCATCCAGCTTTCCGGCCAGCCCCTGGCGCAACACCGCGAGCCGGTTGGCTCCTGTGTTCCCGGCCCAGGCCGGATCGACGCCCTCGGGCACACGCAGAATCTCCCCGGTGCGCTTGTTCGTCCACCGTCGGAAGCGCAGTCGTGGCGCGGTGGTCTGCACCTTGCGTGTGCGCTTCACGCGCCGGCCCGTCGGCAACCCCGTCTTTGGATTGATCTCCTGCGGTGCGAGCGGATCGCGAAACCCGTTGCGCTTGAGCTGCACCTGTCGGTGCTCGGTCACCGCCTGCACCCAGCACTTGCAGCCGTAGGCACTCGGTGGGTACGCCTCCGCCCAGAATGCATTATCCACCGGCAACAGTGTGCCGAGCCAGGCTACGTGTTGCGGGCGGTGGTGAATACTCGGGCCGAGTTGATAGAGCAGGTACGGCACCAGCCCCTTGTTGCGTTGAATGCGTTGCCACTGCCCGGCTGCACGCGCAGCGCGCATGTTCGCGTTATAGATGATGCGCAGCCGGCGTGCGGATCCGAGCTGCACGCTGTGCACCTTCCCGGTGCGGGGATCGATCTGTTTTTTCACCCCCCACCAGCCGCGCTTTTGCATCTCGGGCTTGATTTTTTTCGCCCAGGCCCGGAACGTCTCTCCGTTCTGTACCGCCGCCGCCAGGCTCGCCTGCGTATCGGACAGCAGATCCAGCTTCATCATTTTCGAAACTGTGAATCCGTGCGCGTGCTCGGCTCCCCACACATCCTGATAGTGGAATCCGACACGCAGATCCTTGTTTTTTATGTAGTCGAGGGCGCCCTGCGGGACGGGGCCGGGGAATTTTTCCGTAGCCATCGTCAGGCCGCGGGATTGTCTGTCGCGTCTCCGAGTGCGCGCGCCTTGAATGTTGCCGTCGCGACGGCCTCGGCCAGCGCGGCCTCATCCATCTGCTGGAACAACTCCGGCAGCCGCGCGCGGAACTCCGCCTCGCCACCGCCGGCTGCGGCCACTTCCGCGGCCACGCGCTCAATCGCATCCATCAGCGGGCTCATCAGCGGTTCCCAGTCGCTCGCGCCGGTATCGGCCAACTTGTCGATGTCATCGTCGGCCGGAGCATCCGTCGGGTTCGGCGTGGGCGCATTCAGCGCCAGCGCATTCGGAGCCACGGGCGCGGGCGCACTCGGCACACTCGGGGGCGCCAACACCTCATCTGTTTCATCCGGATCGCGCAGACCGATCTTGTCGCGCAGCTCGTCCTGGCTCACGCGCAGACCCAGCGGAACCAGCGCCGCGACAGCTGTCGAGAGCGCGGTGACATCTTCGGCCTCGAAAATCTTGAGCGCGATGCGCGGGTACAACGTCTGCGGCCCGAAATTCAAATCGATGAACGGGCGCACCAGGTCGCGGTTCAGCGTGATTTCAATCTGGCGCTTGTCGGCCGCGAGAATATCCCCGCGCACCTCATCGTGCACGCTCGCGGTATTGCTGCCGAGTCCCGTCGAGAGTGCATCCGTCGTCAATGTCTGACCGAGGACTGCCTTGGATACCTGGCGATCCAGCCAGTCGGCCAGCGGCTGGAACAGATCCTGGCCGCCGCCCTTGGAGCTGGCGCCGATGTTCCCGGCGAACTCAATCTGCATTCCCTCGGGGAGCACCGCTGCTGCATCCGTCCCGATATTGGCCACAGCGGTAATGAGCGTGTTGATCTGGTCCTGCGTCGCCCCCTGTCCGTAGTGCCCGATCCGCAGCGGCATCCCGTACAGTTCTGCGAATGCCATCCAGTCGGTGAGCGTATAGCTCTTGCACATGTAGGCTGCAGCGGCCAGGCGCGCGAGTCCGCCTCGGATCGGGATACCGCTTTTCAGGCGCGGCTGGTGCACCAGGAATTTGTAGGGATCGAGCGGTACCCCCATGATGTGCTCATCATCGAGCAGGCGCAGCTCGCGCATCGTCGTCAGATCGAAAATAAAGAATCTCGGATCGCGCCACGCATAGCGTAGCGGTCGCCACTCGGCACCGCGCTCCCAGATGATCTCCACCGCGCTGAATCCCTTTCCGATTGCATCCAGCAGATCGAACACCATGTCCTCAAAGCCGGGATCCTCAATCAGTGCGCGCACGGCATCGGCCTGCTTTTTCCCGGCGGCATCTTCGGTCGCATCGGAAACGGCGATTTCCAGGCCCGATATAGCATTTTTCCGGGTGCGCAGCACGCTGGAATAATGCGTGTCGCGCTCCTCCATCTCCTCCGCCAGCGTCAGGTAATTCCGCGGCGCATTCTGGTCGGCCTCAATCAACAGATCCGCCAGTACGTTCGGGGATAGATTCCCCGCGATGGGAACGCGATCCCACACCGAGCGTATGCCCGTCAGCGTCGGGGCCGATATCTCCTCACTCAGCACCGCAGTCTGTATCGGGCGCCCATCGGGGCCGAGGATCCGGGATTGTCGCATCGTCATCAGAGTATGCCTCCTCGCCAGTCTGCGTTCACGCGCACCGGCCGCGGGCGCTCACGCGCGGCTTCGCCGCGCATCGGCACCGATATATAGCCGTCATATTCGAATTCCACATCTTGCCGGCTGGAAAAATGCGCGAGCCAGATCGCAATCGCCGTATCGCCGTGTCGCGGTTTTCCATCGCTGCCGGTGCCCCGCACGTTATCCGGAATCTTTGCCACTCCCTTGTCCATTCTGATTGTGCGCAAATCGGCGCGCACATCAGCATCAGCGGGGATCTCAATGGTGCCATCCTCGAACGCTGCCTTGAATGGTGTGGCATTGGTGCGATACCACTCGGTCGAGAGCATTACGGCCAGCACATGGGAGGTGCCATATTTTTGCCACGCGTGCTCGGCGATGCTCTGGCCGTTCCCGCGCGCATCGTTCGCTCCGACCCGGAAGTGCGGCAAATGATCGATGGTATGAAACAGCACCTGCTCCTGTTGATCGAACGGCACATTGCGCATTTCGACCAGCAGCGGGATACGTACAGTCAGGTCGCGCCCGCGTTCCCAGATTGCGATAGCCGACAGATCGCCTGTGCGCCCGAAATCCATCCCATACCCGTGCTCAAGATTCGGGTCGAGCGCTGCCATGCCCTCGGCCAGGTTATCCTCGATCCAGGCCGCACACTCGCTGCTGCGGATAGCCGTATCGCGTATCGCGAACTCCGTCGGGTATGCCAGGCGCAGCACGGGGACAGCTTTCATCCTGGCTTCGATGACCACTCCCGACAAGAATGTACCCGAGCCGCTTTTGGGGATCGCATCCAGTTCCTCGCTCGCATCATCCCCGTAAAACGCATACGCATCGGCGACCCATGCGGCCTGCGCGTCAGCACTCCAGGGCTTGTCATCGATCTCGCAGATGCGCCGATACATGCCGTCCGCTACCGCCTGCTTGAATGGATAGCGGTGAACGGTGCCCTTGCGTCGTCCCGCCCGGACCTCGGTGATCAACTCATTGAACGGGTTGGTGTCGCCGTTGTGCGTGCTGATCACGCGGACCTTCCCGCCGCGCAGAATGGTCGCCAAAACGGCCTTTAAAACGCCTTTTAAGTCGGGATGAAAAGCAGCCTCATCGAGCACGAACACCCCTTGCTTCCCTCGGGCGCGGCTCGGGGCCGAACTCAGCGCGACAATACGGTTCCCGCTCGGGAAACGAATCTTGTACGTCTGGATCCCCTTGTCCGGATCATCTACCGGGAGCACCACGCCGATCTCATCCTCCCAACTGCCGATCTCTATTTCTCCGGCCGCACGATCGTAGGCATGCGCCCACTTCGCAGCCGTCTCGATATATTCGATCGCATCCTCTTTCGCCTGCGGGAAATAGAACACGTTCTGGCCGCCGGCATCCCGATTCGTTGATGCGATCAGTACATCATCGGATGCTTCGGCCCAGGTGATCCCCGTCCGCCGTCCTTTTTCGCAGATTTTCAGCCGCGATGGATCCGCCACCCACGCCCGTTGTCCGCGCAGCAGCAACCCCTCTTCCAGCGTAGTGCTCACGCCACCACTCCCAGCAACTCGCGGCGCAGATCTTCGGCCTGCTTGCCCGATAATCCCGAGCGACTGGCATATGCATCCAGCTTGGCAGCTATCTTCGCCCGCGCTTGTTCCGCCCACTTTTTCTGCGATACCGATGCGCGGGCGAGGTCGGCCACCATGCGGCCGATCTTTGCCAGGTCGGTTGATGCGGCATCGTGATCGAGTTCAAGCAGTATTTCAAAAGTCCGAGTTTGCACCAGCCGGATAAGTGCTTCATTCATCGCGCCCTCATCATCTCCCGATTCGGCGGCCAGAGCCTTCGCCTGGTCGGTGGCGATTTTCAGCGCGGCCATGCGCCGCTCGAATGCCTGCCCATAGCGGTGAACGGCGGATTTGCCGATCCCGTAGCCTTGCTCAGCGAGCCAGTCAGCGAGCGCCACGTAGCCGGCGAACCCTCCGCGCAACAGGCGCTGCTCCAGCTCCGTGCGCACCGCATCGGGCAGTTGCGTGATCGCACCCCGCGCAGGCATTACCAATACTTCTGCGGGCGCGCGATTCCGGCTTCGCACGGGATCTCATACTCGGCCAGGTCGGTCCCCGTGCGCGTGAGTGCGCAATCCCACTGTGGTTGCTCGCCGCGGCCGCTGATCGTGATCAGCGAGCGGCGCGCGAGATAATCCAGCTCGACGCGCAGATCGTGTTCGGTCAGCGGCATCTCGGGGCCGGCGACCGCCTGCATCAACACATCGTCCGCCAGCGGTTGCGGGCTCGCAATATGCAAGCTCTGGATGATGCGCCAGCGCAGAGTTGCGCGCCGACTTTTTTCAATCTGGTGGGGGTCCACGCGATAACTCCTTGTGTAGAAATTCCCATATTGTGTCCAGCTTCTGCTCGAACCGCGAAAAGAACACCACGGCATCTTCTCGGCGCACATAATGTGTAGCCACTTCCACCCTGTGCTCTGCCAGATCCGAGCGCAGACGCGATATTTCCCGTTCGTGGGTTTGCGCTCCGATCCCTATCTCGTCCAGTTGACGCTTGGTTTCCTCGGTGGATTTTCGCGTGAGCACCCGCACCGCCCACAGAATCACGCCCATCGTCGTGCCCTCGATCGCGGACAGAATCACGATATAGCGCCAATCGAACCCTGTAATCACGTCCGCATCCTCTGTTCGTGAATGCCCTGGCACCAGGCGCAGCGGGTAGTGGCCGGCATCGCCCGCAACCGCGCCCGCAGGATCCGCTCGCCGCAATCCGCACAGAGTCGGGTGCGCCGCAAATCGATCTTCGG